CTGAGGGAGTTACTCAGGGACTTGGCCGTCTACGTGTTAACAGCAACCGCTACTACAGAAGAGTTGCAGTTAAGAACCTCATGTAATTCGGATATTACGAATTGTTTCAATCAAGTCCTCCTCTTGCAGGGGGACTTTTTTATGCTATAATAGGAGGGTATCACACCCCCCTTATTCATGGCAATTTTAAAGTATGTGGGTACAGTGATTAATAATATAAACGGATTTAAACAATCAACACGTCCTAAGAACGTTGGACAGTTGAGTGATATGATACAGGAGTATAAAGATACTACTGTTGCACCCTCTAAAGAGGGATGGGTAAACTATTATGAAGGTGAGCAGTCAGGATCTATTGAAACTGCAACTGATAAAACTTGGGAAGGTATCCAAGAACTGATAGTAAATTTACAGTCTCTTACCAAAGAAGATGTTAAAAACTGGACAAAAGATTTAGTAATTGATAAGACATTTGATGGTCTGTTTTGGCAAGAAGAGATACTTAAGCAATCATCTAAGACTGGTGAGTATAGATTAGCAACACCAGATGAAGAAGCAAAAGGAATAGATGGAGTAGTTGATGGTGAGTTTGTATCAATCAAACCTGATACTTATAAGCAGACTATTAATTCTAAGCAAGAGAATATTGATGTGCGTATAATTTATTATAAGAAACTAAGCAAAGGGTTTAAATTATTATGAATCAAATTATATGCAATGATGCATTAACAGCATTAAAATCTATTGAGGATGGTAGTGTTGATATTGTATTAACATCACCTCCATATAATTTTGATATGGGGTATGATGAGCATGATGATAAAGATGATTCACACAGGTATATTGATACCCTTATGGGTATTTTTAATGAGTGTACTCGTACTTTGAAGGATGGTGGAAGGTTAATTATTAATATCCAACCAAATTATAAAGAATATTTTCCTTCACACCATTACCTTACTACTGCATTGGTTGAGAGTGGATTGATATGGAGAGGAGAGATTCTTTGGCTGAAGAATAATCTTAAGAAGTTGACAGCATGGGGTAGTTATATGTCACCATCTTCCCCTTATTTAAATTATCCATTTGAGTTTATTGAAGTATTCAGTAAAAAGACAATTAAGCATGTAGGTGATAAGAATAATATTGATATTACTAAGGAAGAGTTTATCAAGTATGTTAATGGTCATTGGACAATAGCACCTGAAACTCGCATGAAAGAATATAATCATCCTGCAATGTTTCCTGAAGAATTAGTAAAAAGATGTCTTAAATTATTCTCTTACAAAGATGATATTATTCTTGATCCTTTTAATGGTGTAGGAACAACAACATTAGTAGCTCATCAATTAGGTAGAAAGTATATTGGTATTGATATTAGTGAAAGTTATTGTGAAATTGCAAAAGAAAGAATTGCTCGTTTTGCTCCTCTTCAAAAATTTTTAGATTAACACCACTCCTCTTTTTTGTCTAAATATATCACGGAGACCTGCGTGAACTGATGGCAACAAGTAATCCATTTGAGAAACAGATACAAAATAGAAATTTTCTTTCACCAATTGGATTTAAATTCACATTGGTCAAATGTCCTAAGGTAAGTTTCTTTGCTAATACTGCACAGATACCAGGACTTAATATACAACCTGCTGAACAACCAACTTATCTTAAGGATATTCCAAGACCTGGTGATAAGATGGATTTCCAAGATTTTACCTTAAGGTTCTTGGTTGATGAGAATTTAGAAAACTATATGCAAATACAAAACTGGATGCGTGGAATAGCATTCCCAGATAATTTAAGTGAAATTTATAGATTGTGGAGTGGTAAGACAGACTTTGCAGATTCTGATCCAAAAAATCCAGATAACTTAGTAAGTGATGGAACATTAATGGTATTAGACTCTACCAATAATCCCCAATTTATGGTAAAATATAGTGATCTATGGCCAACTGAATTAACATCATTACAGTTTGATGCCACACCTGGTACTGTTGATTACTTCACAGCAGAAGTAACATTCAAATATACCATTTATGAAATAGTGACTAATCAAGGAATACCAATGTGAATTTAGAAACTTTGCAAAGTATGTGGGAGAAAGACTCACAGATTGATCCAGACAACCTCCATACAGAATCATTAAAAGTACCGTCGCTACATGCTAAGTACCATGATATGTTTAATAATTTTTTGTTGCTAAGAAAGAAAGCAGAGCAACAGAGAAAGAATATTAGGCATGAAAGATATGAATACTATTCTGGTAAAGCAGCACCAGAGGTATACATAGAAAATCCTTTTGGAAAAAAGATAAGAGACAAGGATACTATGACCAAGTACCTTGATGCAGATGATAAATTAAAAGAAGTCAACCTTAAAATTGACTACTATGAAACTCTCCTAAATTATTGTGAGAGCATCCTTAAACAGATAAACAATAGGACTTATCAAATTAAGAATGCAATCGAGTGGCAGAAATTCATTGCTGGTTATGGTTGATCTTGAAATTGAGAAAAAGAATGAAGTCTTTCTTCGGGTTAAAGCAGAACCCCATATATACCAAGAACTCTCAGATCATTTTACATTTGAGGTACCTGGGGCCAAGTTCATGCCACAGTATCGCAATAAGCACTGGGATGGGAAGATTCGTCTTTTCTCAACCCACACAGGGGAAATATACGTTGGTCTATTAGATAAGATAACTTCTTTCTGTAAGAATTATAATTACGAATATAAGTTTTTAGATAACAAATATTTTGGTACACCATTCCAAGTGGATGATATGGTGTCGATGGAAGGTGTCAAAGATTATATGACATCTATATCCCGTCATACTCCACGTGAATACCAGATAGAGGGAGTGTACGACGCTTTAAGACATCATAGAAGATTATTGATATCACCAACTGCTTCCGGAAAATCGTTGATGATTTACGCTCTAGTGAGGTACTACACAGATAAAGGCCAAAGAAGTCTTGTAGTTGTCCCAACGACATCTCTCGTAGAGCAGATGTATAAAGATTTTGAAGAGTATGGTTGGGATGCTGAGACATACTGTCACAGAATATACGCAGGCCGAGAGAAGGAGACATCATGTCCAGTCACCATTACAACGTGGCAATCTATCTATAAGTTACCAAGGAAGTATTTTGAAGAGTTTAATGTAGTAGTAGGAGATGAAGCACATCAATTTAAATCTAAATCATTAGTTCAAATCATGACCAAGTTGCATACTGCAAAGTATCGGTTTGGTTTTACTGGTACATTAGATGGTACCCAGACACATAAGTGGGTATTAGAAGGATTGTTTGGTCCAGCATATAAAGTGACAAGGACCAAAGAATTAATGGAGAAAGGTCAATTAGCAAAACTCGACATTACATGTCTCGTTTTAAGGCATCCGCCTACTAAATTTGAAACTTATGAAGATGAAATACAATATCTTATACAACATGAACAAAGAAATAACTTCTTAAAGAATCTAGCATTAGATCAAAAAGGTAATACCCTATTACTTTATAGTAGGGTAGAGTCTCACGGTGAAGTGTTATACAATTTAATAAATAATAGTAAGTCAGCAAATCGTCAAATATTCTTTATACACGGTGGAGTGTCTGCTGATGACCGTGAAAAAGTTCGATCTATTACAGAGGAAGAAACAAATGCCATCATCATTGCGTCTTACGGTACTTTCAGTACTGGGATTAACATTAAGCGGTTGCACAACGTTATTTTCGCCAGCCCCTCCAAGTCTAGAGTTAGAAACCTCCAATCCATTGGTAGAGTCCTTAGAAAAGGTAAAGGAAAAGTAAAAGCAATGCTGTATGATATTGCGGATGACTGTACACATCAGTCCCGCAAGAATTATACTTTAAATCATTTAATTGAACGGATCAAAACTTACAACGAAGAACAATTCAATTATGAGATAATCTCTATTAAGTTAAAAAGATAATGGAAGACGATTTCTATGCATCATTAAAATTAATATCGGGCGAAGAAGTTTTCGCTCGTATAGCTGCTTGTGATGAAGATAATAGAACATTGTTATTATTACATCATCCGGTATTAGTTCAACAAGTTAAATTACCAGGTGGTAATATTACAGCAGGATATAAAGTAGAACCTTGGTTAAAGACTAATGATGAAGATATGATGGTATTAGATATGAAAAATATAATGACTATGGTAGAATGCAAAGATATGGAAATGATTATGATACATCAAAGGTATGTTGAAGAGTCTTCTCAAGAAGGAAATCTATCTCGCATAGATAGACGTATGGGATACATATCTAGTGTCAAAGACGCTAAAAGAATGCTAGAACAACTCTATAAGAAAGATATACAAAAAGAAAGCTAGAGCTTTGTCTGAACCCTTAACAGAGTTATTCTAATGAACATTTGACAATCTGTCAAGCCCCTGATATAATAATGTATAGGTGAGAGATACTCATGTCATTAGTAACTATGCCAAGACGGAGAGCCCGTTCCGAGCATTACGTCAACAATAAGGAATTTCTTGCTGCTATTGTTGCGTATAAAACTTCTGTAAAGGAAGCACAGGAACTCGGTAAAGATAAGCCACGAATTACAAATTATTTGGGTGAATGTTTTTTAAAGATTGCGACTCACTTGTCGTACAAACCCAACTTTGTAAATTACATGTTCAAAGACGATATGGTTTGTGATGGAATTGAAAACTGTGTGCAGTATATCAATAATTTTGATCCTGCTAAATCTAGTAACCCTTTTGCTTATTTTACCCAAATCATACACTACGCTTTTCTTAGACGTATTCAGCGGGAAAAACGACAGTTGGAAGTAAAGAATAAGATTTTAGAACGTTCTGGATTTGAACAAGTGATGGTTGATGACAACACACTTGACGGAGGGAACTATTCAGATTATAATAGCATCAAGGATAATATCCATACCAAACTGCGGAGTGGTTATCAGTGAAGGTTGATCAATCTTCTGAAATTTTAATTGGGGATTATCTTTTTCAAAAGCAACTCAAACTTGAAGTTTTGTCTTTATTGGATATGAGTAATCCAATTCCTCGTGAGCATAGTAATGTTCAAGCATTTCATACAGAATGGAATTGGAATCCTGAGAATCTTAAGATTAGAAATCTTAAAGCATTCGTACAGGCAGAGATAGAAAGATTTTATAAACCAGGAGTTATGTCTGATCAATCAAGAGCTCCATTAGAATGTAGAAATTTTTGGGCAAATGTATATTATAAAGGAGATTATGCTAATTCCCATTGTCATAAACCATATCATTATAGTTTTGCTTACTTTTTAAAATGTGAAAACTATCATGCTCCTTTAGTCTTCAGTGAAAGTGGAAAGAAAGTACCTCCTAAAGAAGGACGCTTTGTTGCTTTTCCTGCTTATCTAAAGCATCATGTTCCCAAGCAACTTCATGATGATACACGCATAACTTTATCTGGTAATTTTTACGTTCAAATATGAAAGTAGCAATCATTACAGATCAGCATTTTGGTGCTCGTAAAAATTCAAAGTTATTTCATGACTTCTTCCAAAAATTCTATGATGAAATCTTTTTCCCATATTTGGA